CTTCTGGAGCCCTTGGATGGCATCAACTACCTGCGTGAAGTTACCGCCTCCCTGCGCCGAATACAGGTTTTGCGCAAACATCGCCTCTGAGGGCTTCAAGCCCATGTTGGTCAAGTAGTCCCCGACCTGACTGCGGGCGTTCGCTTCTTCGACCGACTTTTGAGCCGCGAGCATGGCGTTCTCAGTCTGTTCCGTGACCAACCCGTTGCGCGCTTGTGACTGCGCCACATATGCATTAAGTTGCGGGCGATCCACTGGAGCGCCAGCAGCACCGGAAAGCACATCGAACAAACCTTGCGTATCAGCCATATCAAATAGTCCTAGTAAGGCATGTCCACGCCGCCGGACTGCACTTCCATCAAAGGGTTGGATGAGGGTAGAACATTCGCATTTTTGGCGTAGGCGTTTGAGCCGTTCTTCATCAAATTACCCATCAAGTTCACCCACGGGTTGGGCTGTGACGCTGTTTGAGACCGCAGCTGGTCCACAAATCCTTGAGCATTGGACTGTGTGTTCAACCCCTGCAGTACAGTGCCAACAGTTCCCATGTCCAGCCCTTCATTCTGGCGCTGGCGAGTCGCTGCATCGATCTGCCCCATTTCCCCCGCTTCGGCATTACCAAAGTTCTGCACTGCCTGAGAGGAGCTGGCCACGTCCGTGTTGTATCGAGCGTTCGCGCCCACTGCCGGCGCAAGCGAGGAAGTAGAACCCCCTTGGCCGCCGGCTGTAGCTCCGGCATTCTTGCGCAGGTTCTGGACGTACTGCCCGGTTGCCTGCGATGCGATCTGCGTTGGCGAATCGGTCTGGATCTGCTGAGTGAGCTTGTTGACCGTACCCATCGCTTTGTTGCGATAGTCCTGCTGATCCAGAATGGCCTGCTGCTCGGCATCATTGGCCTGATTGTTGGCGCTGCGCTGGTTCTCGTACTGTGCGCCAGTGCCAACGGCTGAGATAATCGCGGGGATCATGAACGCTGCGCCCACGGCTATACCCTCTTCGGACCCGGTGCATCAGCCGCCGCGTCCTTCGTAGTAGGCCGAAGTACACCCTTGGTCAACCCCATGGCCGCCCCCAAGTCCTTGCTTCCTGCCATGCCGTAGTTGCGCGCAGCGTAAGTCGAAGCACCGATGGCCCGTGCAGTCAGGTTGCCCCCGCCCACATTGACAGTCGGGGACTTCATGAATCGAGAACCCATTATTTAGGTGCTCCAAAGGTAGCTGCAAGTTGTGCGCTGTTGCCAGGGTTCACCGCATTGCCGGGCTGCCCGCCCTGCAACGCATAGCCGTTATTCGCAGCGGCCAATGTCGGTGTGATGCCAGCGTAGGGGCCCGCCACCGCATTGCTCGACGGCTGCTTGCCGAACAAGAACTGGTGTATGGGGTCATTCATGATGTCGTTGTTGACCGAGTTGCCACCAATGCTACCAGCGCGACTTCCGCCAAAAAATCCGCTACCCATTAGAGTGCTCCCGATCCAAGTGAACCGCCGTAGGGACTGCCGATCGGAGACATTTGCGCTCGGCGATTCGCAGCGTTGACTTGTTCATTCTGGTAGATCTGCGCCGTGCCATTGAACAAGTTGTTGAGCGCGTTCGCATTGCCGTAGTTCTGCGCCGCCCCGAGACTCGCCGATTGCGCTTGTGCAATTTGTGTTGGGTTGGTCCCAATGCCGCCCCCGGCTTGCGCCAAGCTGATCAGCTGGTTCTTAGCGTTCACATCCGACTGTTGCAACGCCGCCGTACCCGCCTGGGCTGCTTGGGACGCCTGGAGCAGCCCTTGCGTATAGTCCTTCTGAAGCTGAGTGTTGGAGTCCACCGCTTCACTACCGCCCGTCAACCCGCTACGCGCATTGGCGAATGTGAGATTTCGAGCGTTGGTTGCTTCCTGCTGCTGCACCTGTCCGGTGTAGTAGTTATTGAGATTCTGATCATACGTGTTGTACTGCGCAGTGCGAGCCGGCGAGCCGTATGCACTGTTGATCTGATTGACAGACGACTGAATCTGCGCTTGCTGTTGGGCATTCGCATTGGCCGAGGCCGTGGCAGCTGAATTATTGGTACCCATATCAGTGTTGCACCCGCGAGAAAATTACGGCGTCTGATCCGTCCGCACAATACCCGTGGAGCACCGCTTCTTTGTTGTACCCCAATGTAGCATACCAACGAAAAACATGCTCCCGGCTGGCCGGCGCAATGCACTCAATCCGGTGGGCTTCCCCGGAGAGGAACATGGCGTCCATGACCCGCCGGCAGATGCGGGTGATCTGGAATCCATGGGCCTTGAAGGCAGCCGGCGTGGTCAGCAGGAAGTCCCGCCAAACACCGGGGCGCTCGCGGGCAAATCCCCCTACCACCAGCGGCTGTCCGCTCTCACTTCGGATGACCCACTTGTGGCCCTGAACTTGGAAATTGCCCATTGCACAGCCGTCAATGTCGAACGGGTGGCCGGTGAAATTCTCCAGCTGCTTTCGCTCATCCTCTGGCATCTGGAGTGCCACCTTGATGTAGTCCAGCAGCACCGGGTTTTGCTCAATGGTGATCACTGCCAGCTCCCTGGTCCGCGCTGGTCGTTGATGTACATGTTGGACGCATCCCACTGCCACGCCTGATTGCCGGCGAAGGACAGAATCAGCGTGAAGGACGGTGCATTGAGCGGGATCGGAATCGGCTGATCCGGCAGCGTGTCCTCGGCGCTGATGGTGTAGGGCGGCGTCACGTTGAGGGACGTGGAGAATCCCGGGTTGTCACTGAAGGTAGTAGGATCGCGTTCATTGAACCCGATCTGAATCGTGACTGCGCCAGTACCTACAAGGTCCAAACCGATCAGCATCTTATTGACGCCGAGATTTCCAAAATCCACATACGGCCACTGGAGGAGGCCGGGGAATGCAACATTTTCTCCGTCACTACCCGTCACCGTTGCCACCGAGACAGCGAAGTTTGCTCCCGTGCCTCCTAAGTCTGCTGCAGCTGCTGATAGCACATCCGAAACCACATAACCCGTACCCGCATCTGCCAAGGTGACGGTGGTCACCACCGCGCCTGCCACCACAATGTTGGCCGTAGCGCCGCTCCCGTGCCCCCCTGTCAGCGCAACGGCATCGTAGGTGCCATCGGTGTAGGCCGCCCCGCCACAGATATTGGCGAAAGTTGCAATCGGCCCCAACCCCGCATCGTCAACCAGCGTCGCGGCGTCCAGCTGCCACACAAGATTGCCAGCACTACGCAGATACAGCTTCGTGCCGTTAATCGTCCAATCCGTGATGATGTCCGGAAATACATAGCGACTCCAGGTTTTCTGACCCGTGCCGTTGATGGTGAGCACAAATGCTTGCGGCCCGAAGATCAACCAATACTGGCCACGGCCTGGGTAATACAGCGAGATCGGATCGTAAGTGTCGGCGGCCAACTGCACGACCACTAGCGGATCCACCGGCTGACCCAGATTGCCTACCTGCATGTTGGCCTGTGCGCCGGTCGTGCCGATGTTGCGCACGCCGACTTCGGCAAGGAACAGAAGGTCATTGGCCACGGCTTGCGCCGCACGGGTGTAGATCGAGCCCACCGGCTGCGCATCCAGAAGCGCCATGTTGGCCGGGTCAGGATCCAGCTGCCACATCTGGTAGCCACCGGCATTGAAGGCCATGAGATTCGAGCGGTACAGCGCCAGCACCTTGACCGGGTTATCGCCGTAGTTGTTGAGGCCGGTCGGCAAGTACCCCGCGTTGTTCGCTGATGTCCAGTCCACAGGGTTTACCGCTGCGGAGTAGGAAACGATGTCATTGTTGGCTGCGAACACGTGCGTGGCCGCAATCAGCACCGCATTGGTGTTCGGATCATTCGCATCAGCAATGTGCCGATCGATCGCTACCCACGACATGCTGGTGTTCTCTACCGCGCCGTTGATGTCGGTGAAAGTGCTTGGATCGCTGACTGATTCGCCAATGCCTGTGGGAAAGGTCGGCTCGCCGCTAGTGCCAGAGACAGTGGCCACCAAGATCTGGAAACCCGTACCGCTGCCGCCAATGTTCGCGACCGCGGCCGATAGCGTGTCGCCAACGGCGTAGCCGTTGCCGCCATTAGTCAACGTCACGGTCGTGACCTCATTGCCGGTCACTGTGATGTTCGCCTGCGCACCTGCCCCGGTACCGCCAGTCAGAGGCACGAAGCTATAAGTGCCATTCACATAGCCGCTGCCGGCAGTGAGCGCACCGAGAGTAGCGATGACAGCCGTACCGCCGCTGAGCATGATCGGAACGGCCTGCCACGTAATGATCGAGGTGCCAATGGCTTCCCAAGTCACACCCCCGTCAATGATGGTGTCGCCTTCAGTGGTCGGCCATGCTGGCTCCGTAGAGCCCGAAGTTGCCGAGGCTGATTGCACCGCCTCGTAGATGAAGTTTGAGACCGCTGAAGGGGTCTCAAGGTTCCACAGCACCAGATCCGCACGGCCTGCGCGAGCGGAGCTAGAGCCGGTGGAGTAGAGGATCGAGACGCGCACATGCGCAGCCCCCGCCGGTGCGGTGCCGGTCACGCCAATGAGAGAGTAGGCGCCAGGGTTGATGCCCCCGCCCCCGGACTCTTGCGTGCTCATCGTGTCGCTGATGTGCGTGTCG